GTTGGATAGCAAGCAACGTAGTGCAATTAAGAAATTCACTAAAGGATAATCATGGAATACGATAATACTAATCGCGGTATGTTAGGGCGAAACACTAACAAGCAGTCTGACAAGCATCCAGACTACTCCGGCACGATCAATATCGATGGCAAGGATTACTGGCTCTCTGGGTGGCTTAAAGAAGGCAAGAACGGTAAGTTTTTCTCTCTAGCGGTTAAGGAGAAGGAAACCAAAAAAGCACCACCAAAAAACGATGTTATGGGGGATGATGATATCCCTTTTAATTAAAACGGGTCTATAATGGTCATATTTCATAGCACAGGAATAGTGACATGACTCGTTCAAAAGAGTGCTTTAAGTGCAAGACTATCAAGCCATTGACAGAGTTTTATAAGCATCAAGCAATGGCTGATGGTCACTTAAACAAGTGCAAAGAATGCACGAAAAATGATGCAAATAAACATAGGCAGGAAAATCTTGAAAAGGTCAGAGCATATGATCGTGAAAGATCAAAATTGCCACATAGGATAAAACTTCATAAAGAGGTTACAGATAAGTGGAAAGCAAATTATCCAGAAAGAAGAAAAGCACAAACATTACTTAGGTACGCAGTAAAGATAGGGGTTGTAATGCCTCATCCATGTTGGGTTTGCGGAGAAAAAGCAGAAGTTCATCATCCAGATTACTCAGCACCTTTAGATGTTGTTTGGCTATGCCATATTCATCATAGTCAAGCTCACGCTTTAGTAAAAAACATTTCCTAAGGAGAAACTATGAAATACTTATTCGCACTCTGGTTAGCTCTTACAGCCCCTCTCGTTTGGGCTAGCTGCTCAACACATAGCTATTACTACGATGGTCGGTATGTGACCTGTACAACCTGCTGTTATGGTGGCAACTGCAATACAAGTTGCTTTTGATTATGAGGGAAAGCGGATGCTGGTTTGCCGATTAACAAATCGTCAAGGATAGAGCCAGTGAAGCGAGTACCTCACCCTTAAGCCTAGCGATAGGTGGCGCACATAACCTACGCAGCATACGCACAGTCTCCTATCAGGTAGGTTTCTCCCCTCTGTGTGAGTATGTTGACAGCCCGGAAAGACGGGCATTAACTCAGGAGAAAACATGGAATTGCTGGACTATTTACTAAAGACCTACAACATTAAGAATGACCGCCAATTAGCCCTAACGCTAGGCGTATCAACCCCTACGATTAGCAAGATTCGGAATGAGCGATATGGCGTATCGGCTAGCATGATGATTGCCATTCACAAGACCTTTGCTATGCCTATTGAAGAAATTGAAAGTTTCCTATGAGCTATGAAGCAACCGAACTATTAGTAGTCCGTTGGGGTGAGGCAAGAGGAATCATTCAGAATTCCGACGCTAAGACGCAGCTATTGAAGGCTTTTTCTGAGATGGGGGAATTAGCAGATGCGATTACCAAACGAGATCGTGACGCAGTTATCGATGGACTTGGCGACGTTCTTGTATGCCTCACTATGGTTGCTGCTATTGAAGATGTCGATCTAAAACACTGTTTTCAGTCAGCATACGAGCAGATTAAGGATCGCAAGGGCTTTCTGAACAAGGAAGGAGTATTCGTTAAAGATGACAAATGACATTGCTAAAGCTATCGATATGGTGAATGGTTGGTGGGCTAAGTCTATCGTCGCTATCCTGCTCTGCGTGATCGGATGGTATGTCGGTGGGATACAGACCGAAGCTCGGATAGCCTCTGACTGTAAGTTCGCAGGAGCCTTTAGAGTCGATATTCAAGCATTTACTTGCCAGCGCAGACTATGACTAAATTTTGTACCAGTTGCCAAGCCATTAGAGACATAGAGGGTGGAGTTACCAGACCGACTAGGGGAACTACTCGCTGGATATGCAAATCTTGTATCGAGAAGAAGTCTCCGAGTATCTACCGGAACCTATCCGGGAAGCCGACTCCAGTAAACCACATTAACAGAATTGCAAGACAGCTAAGGGAACGAAATGGGCAGACCTAGAAAGAATCCTGACGATCCTAAGTGGCAGGAAGATAAACCTAACGACGATTGGCGTATCTTCTTCGCAGCGGCTCTAGGAGGCTTAATTGCTAGGGGTAGTGGTCAGACCTATGACCAGATGATAAAAACAGCCTCAGAGATCGCTACAGAGGCTCAGAAGTCACTTTCTTAGGGCTTCGTATTGGGTGTAGCATTGGGTAAGGGCTGTTCTAAGTTCGTCGGCTTCTCTAGCGAACCGGACAGCCATTTCTGCGTCCTCTCTAAAAAGCTCTCTTGCGGTACAGCCACTCGGTCTAGTGCCGGAGGAACTGGGCAAGGAACTTGTTTCGGTGGGGCGGGTTTGACGCTGCTGCAGGCTGTTAGAGAGAGCATTAGCCCGAGCGTTAATATTCCTGATTTCCGCATCTTTCTCTTTCCTTAACTGGTCAGCATTAGCCTGTAGCTCCTGCTCCTTAGCCCTAGCTTCTTCCTGAGCCTTAGCGTACTGAGCATATTGCTCGGCTTTCTCTTTATCCCAAGCCTGTTGAACCTCAGCCTTGCCTAGCTGGTGTCCTTGATACAGACCTCCGGCTCCTGCAACGCCTATGGCTACTACAACGCCAATGATGACGTAAGGGTTCATTTCGGCGGTACTTTTGTGCCATCAAGTTTCTTGTGAATCTTGACCTCACGACATACCTGTACCTCTTTACCCTGTCTTTTCTCAGCGTGACAGACCTTCTTTGTCTCGCCAGCGTGAATGTTAAACACAAGTAAAAGACTAAGAACGACAGTTCCAACCATTCGTATCGCAATCATGTGATCTCCGGGTGTGGTGGTTGTTCGGGTGCTGCTTTACCGTTATAACCTGCTGAGGATATTGGTGCAATCGTTGGCTCCATACGAACAGGAGCTTGTACGGGTGACGGTGGTGGTGCTTTAGGTGGATCAGTCCAGTCACTCGCCTTAGATACTCCGGGTGGTGGATCGATCAACTTAGCAACCCCATCCTTACCTTTAATGGCAAGTAATGTCGCTAATGCCCCGAGGATGTACTTTGACATATCGGAAAGCAACAAAAAGAACTGCTTATCCGCTGGTGCTATAGCGTTCATCGGCTGAGTGACGAAAACAACCGAGTACATCGCTAGGCTAGACATCATCAAAAGCACCATACAAAAGGTAGTGCCAATGACTAGCTTAATGACTGAATCAATCTGGTCAGGACTCCACTTCATTTTTCCTCCGGCTTAAAGTCCGCAGCAGGTACTAATTGATCTGGACAGGTTCCCGTTACAGCACAAGTAGGACGCTGGCACTCAGGTTTATTCCAGTTTTTGTTATCTTGGCAAGGATAACGGAACCTATCCTCACAACCTACGAGACTAAGAATGAACAACAGCCAAAGCGCGCGCATACTGAGCCTCTCTATCTTCCATACCCTTGTAACCACCATTAATGACCTTAGTCATGCCTCGCAAGTCTGTGGCATCAGCGAATCGATTGAGCTTGTTAGTCTCCCAGAACCAGCAAGCAGACTGAGCAGCACCTTCAAACGTCTGTGTGTACTCTGAGGCTTGCTCAGGAGTCATCTCTAGGCTAGCAGCGAACCAGAAATAGTTATCCTTGCCAGTTAGCTGGATCAGTCCTCTACCCTTGTATCTAGCCCCATCTCCGCTAGCCTCGTCACCGTTGCCCATACGATTAGCATAAACATGGTTGGCAATCTTATCCGGCTGTTTAGCGTAAGCCTTGGCTTGAGCGTCTGTAGAGAAATACTTAGGGAATACTTTAAGGAGTCCTGAAGCAGAGTAGTTCAGGTTTTCCGTTAGCCATACGAACCCACCTGATTCGTGATGACATTGGGCTAGAAAAGCCGCTATACGGTTAGGAGTGGTTATTTCGTATTCTTCTAGGAGCGACTTACCGCCTAGTTCGGTCTGCTGGCTAAATAAAGCGTCATACCATTGATCCGGGTACTTAGAGTGAGGAATAAATTTCCTGAAAGCATTGCGGTCAATCACGATACATCCTCTCTATCAGTATCTCTCGCCGTAGTTCCTTCATCTTCCTAATCTCGATGATGGCAGCTTGATGAGCGTAGTACATATCGTAGTACATGAAAGCCAGAATAGGCATTACGATAAAGAAAGTTAATAACACCGCCATGACAGTAATCAATAAAGTCCAAGGGATGTTTTCATCATCGCGCTTCTTGTCGTCAGCCACATTAGACCCACCGCCCATAGAACTACGAAAACTACTGCTGAACCCCACGCCACCTTTGACTTGATTTCCGCTATCCTTTTTCTTCGTCGCCATGATGCTATCTGAGCTAGCCTAAGTTCTTCTGCGTGAGCTTCTTCTTGCTCTTTGACGATACGCTGCCACATCTCCTCGAACTTGCCCCAGAGTCCAGATAATTCCGGCGGGCTGCGGTACACCATGGTTTCTCTTATCTCGGCTAACATTGCATCAAGCCTAGACGTAATCAGGATGCGCTTTAATGCCCGTCTGCCGATACTTTCTTCACCTCTGTAGACCTGCTTAGCCTCCAACTGCTCCTTCAAGAACAACTTGCTGATAGCGTCATAAGCATCCATCAATGCGCCTAGCTGGTTGCCGATGTCCGTAAACACATCGTTCGGGTCGGATTTCGCTATCTCCTGCACCCGCTGCACTTCAGCGTGGTACTGCTGCTTCTGTACCGGAGTCGGGTCAACAATCTTCTGATACTGTGCCTTTAAATCATCCAGCACATCCTTAACATCACCTGCCGCACCCTTGATCTCTTTGTAAAGTTGACAGCCTTTCTTTACAGCCGCAACCGCAGCATTAGCAGCAGCAAGTAGCGTTAGCGGATCGATTTATTCCTCTGGATCAGGCTTCTGATTCTTCTTAGCAATCTGTAAATGCTGGTGCTTAAACCAAGTACCAATTAACAAGCCGATAACACCGATTGCTAGACCACCAAGCGCAGCGAATTCATTAGCTGTAAGACCAAAAAAAACGGCAGTCGCAGAACCGCCGTAAGTCGCCGCAGTAGATGCTTTACCTATGTCAACCATTTCTAGCCTCAAGTTGTTCGATACGCTGGCTCATCTCTTTTACCGCATTAATCAGAGCAAACGTGAGTTCAGATGTATCTACAATCTTAAAGCCTTTGTCATCCGTTTTTACGCAATTAGCAAATGCAGTACCTTCCAACTCCTGAGCAATAACCCCAACAAACTGCTGTGATGGGGCATCAGACTTCATAAACTCAGCGGTAAAACGGTAGTTCTTAGGCTCAACCTGCTTTAGTTCCGCTAGACCTTTATTGTAGGCACTAATATCTTGTTTGTAACGTGAGTCTGAGTAGCTATTAAATGAGCCACCGCCGACTTTTTGAACGTCTGACAGGTCAAAGCCAGCCGATGTAGCACCCACAAATAGGCGCATATTGCCAGCAATACGAATCTGAGCCTCAGCACCAGTCCAAAACAATGAACTATTCGACGTAAAGTTATAGCCATTAGCTGAAGTTATGCCTGTGCTAAATGTCTTAGACCCTGCAAAGGTCTGAGTACCAGTATTAACAACACCAGACACCGATGATGAGGCTACAGGCAAAGCAGATGATGCCCAAGAGCTACCGTTAGACGTTAATACATGACCGCTAGTACTAGGAGCTACTGACGATACAGCAGACGTACCATTACCCACCAATACCGCACCTGTGGACAATGAAGTAGCACCAGTGCCGCCATTAGCAACTGCTAACGTACCGCTTAAAATGATCGTGCCTGACGTAGTTACAGGGCTACCAGTAATCGTTAAGCCTGTAGAACCACCAGACAATGCAACGCTAGTAACCGTACCAGTTCCCGGTGTAACACTTCCCCAAGCAACGCTAACACCGTCAGTCGTTAGGTATTTACCAGAGTTGCTCGTCTGAGAAGGCATCAGAGCGTTAATCGCTGTAGGTGCTGTGGTGTTTCCAGTACCACCCTGAGCTATAGGCAAAGCGTTCGTTAGGGTTACAGTGCCACTAACAGACAAGTTACCGCCAACAGTAAAGTTATCCCCATCAGACCCTGCTTGCTGGTC